ATTTCTAATATATGGGGTTTTCTTTAACTTATCTTCATGATCACTAATAAAATAATAATACAAATCATTCCATTTTTCTCCCCAGTCTTCCCTTTTATAATTACTCATATTAACAATATAATTATCACTAGATATATAAGGCTTTCTCATTGTTAAACCACCATCAGACCACTGACCCATCGAATACACATTCTGTATCATTACCCAATCATAACTATCAACTGCAAATTCCATAAACCATTTATAACAATCATCCGGTTTTATTCTACATAAATTCATAAAATTTGATACTACCATTAACCTTATTATATGATGTAAATATCCAGTTTTAAAAGCAAACTTAATAGAATCATCTATTGGTCTTATTCCTGTTGTCCCATCATACCATTTTTTATTTAACTTTTTTTTATGACCAAAATAATTTGGTTTAGTTAAATCTTTATAGGCGTATAAATAACAATATCTTTGATATTCCCTCCATCCAATTATTTGACGAATGAATCCTTCATAATTATTAATACCTATTTTTTTTTTATTTTTATTATAATATTCTGTTATTTCATCTACTACATAATCTGGATTTATTAATCCAATATTCATCATTGGACTAATATTTGCATGAAACATAAAGCCCTCATTATCTACAATAGCATCCTGATAAGTTCCATACTTGTCTAACTTTTCTTTTATAAAATACTTTACCCACTTTTTTGACTCACTATGATTTAAAGGAAATAATAAATTATCAGAAGAACCATAATTCTTTGGAAATAATTTATCAATGTACTTGATTGCTTCCTTCTCATACTTATCAACCTTTTTTTTAGGTAAACTAGGTATTTTAATTCCTGATGGTAATTTATTTCTGTTGTCTTCATCATACGATTTTGTTTTCTCTAATAACTTTAATTCACTTTTCATAAAATCATAAAAATTTTTATGAAAATATTTATTATTCTTCGTCTTCTTATTATGATACTTCTCTAACTGATCTAACGTTACTAAAAAATTAGGATTACTAAATACTGTTACCTTCTTCCCTTTCATATACTTATTTAATCTTGACTCTAATAAATGATCATTTAACTCAAAGTGACCTATATTATCTAAACCTTTCAAAAATTTATACTTTAAATTATCTAAATCATCTAAATTAATGTAATCTACCTTTATCTTCTTCTCCTTTAAATAATCCTCATAATACTTCATACTACCCCTGTGCAATACTAACTTTAATTTATTAAATTTCATCTTAATATCCCTATGTCCAAAAAATACTGGATCCTCTAATAAGTAGACCTTTTTTATTTCATTCTTTGGAAAATACTTGACCTCATATAAATTATTAGGAAATAATAACAAATTCATATAAATATATAAATATATAAATATCTTTTTTCTAAATATAAATTTCTAACTATATATAATGAAAATTATTATAATTGGAGGTGGTATTTCAGGATTAACAATCGCTCACGAATTAGTCGAAAAAAACTTTGATATTGAAATATATGAAAAGGATAATATAATAGGTGGTATGGCTAAAAGTATTAGAACTAAAAATTATGTACCAACAGAACACTCTTGGAGAGGATACGGACCATTCTACTATAACTTTTTTAATATCGCTAAAAGAATCCCAATTGATAATTTAGAATTATTTAATGAATATACAAAAGAAGAAGTAAGTCAACATAATACGGAAGACGATTTTTGGGCAATTTATAAAAATGAAGTTTACGATCTTACTGATTTTGTAAATGATCATCCAGGTGGTAGTATTATTTTAAATAGTGCTGGACAAGATTTGGAAGAGGTATGGTATGATTTCGGTTATGAATGGCATATGAGTAATAATAATGTGATGAGGGTATTAAAAAAATATAAGATAGGTAAATTAGTTGAAGTCAAGGAGGAATTTTATAAAGGAAAAACGGTATTTGATAATTTAGTAAAGGAGGGATTAGATTTTAGATTTTGGTATAATAAAGATGATGATAAGAAATCTCATGATTTAACTTATGCTGATTTATATTATTTAACTAAATTATTTGGGAATGTTATATTGTCTAAAGATAAAAGTGAGTATTATAATATTAGATTAGATCCTTTAATAAAAAAAAACTTATCTAAAGCAGGTTATCATTATATTGCGGATTATATAGCAGGACCCGGTTATGGTTTTGATAAAAATACGATGTCATTAGGTCATTACGCTGACTTTGTAGAATATAATTTAAATGAAAATAAAAGATGGAAAGTTATGAATCAACCGACAAATGAAGCATGGATCGATCCTTGGGTAAATTTCTTAAAACAAAAAGGAGTTAAATTTTTTACTAATCATGAACTTAAATTTATAAAAACTAGTAATAATAAAATTACAAAATTAATATTTAATAATGATAAAATTGTTCAAGGTGATGATTATGTTATCGCAATTAATCCTTTTAATTATTCCGATATACTAAAAAATAATGATATGGATTATAAATTATATGATAAACTTAATATCGTTAATAACCAAATTAGCTTTAGATTAGCTTATGATAAAAAAATTAATTTTCATAACTTAGAATATGGTGGTTTTGTTTTGGTTGATAGTCCATATAATATAACTTTTTATGCTCAAGAAGATCATTGGAAAGATAATATTAAATTAGGAATGAATGGTAAAATTAAAACTTTAATAAGTGGTACTATTATTTTACCTTATAATAAAGGATCTTTATATAAGAAAAGTGGTTTGTCACTAACATTAGATCAGTTAAAGGAAGAGATAATTCATCAAATTTATGAATGTGAGAAATTTAGAAATTTTTGTAATGAAAGTGGTGTTAAGAAAGATAATATTGTATTTAAGGAGATTTATGAGGATTGGTATGAAACGGATAATTTTTTAAAGACTAAGAATAAGAAATGGGTGAACAATTTTTTGAATGAGGATTATAGGCCATTACAAAAAACTAAATTTTCTAATTTATTTTTATCTGGAGCACATTGTAAAACTAGTATTTCTATATGGAGTATGGAAGGAGCGGTTGAGAGTGGTAAAATAACTAGTAATCTTATTTTATCTAAATATAAATTACAGTTATGCGATTATCATAAACATCAATCAAATTTGTTAATTTGTTTATTAAAAGAAAGTGATTTTTTAGTCAAACTAGTTTTAGTAATAATAATTTTATTTATTTATAATAAAAAATAATTATATATTTATATGAGATTTATAAATTAATTATACTTTAGTTAATAAATATCAAAAAGGTGGTGGTGGAGAATCATATTGTTATTTATGTGGAGCTCCTATTCATAATGGTAGAATATTTAAACTAAATAATTATAAGAAATATATAAAATTTATACATGATAATTCAATTGATGTTAATGAAATAGTACAAGATAAAGCTAGTAATATTAAATTTGATTTTACATAGTGAACTAAAGAAAGCCTCGTACTTTAGTGCGAGGATGAATTTAGATTATTATATTTAGAATTATACCACTGATTATCTATATATTTTCTAATAACTGGTTCTAAAATATGACCAATTGATTCACAAAAATATCCTGAACTTCAAAATAATTTATAAAAGAATTCTTAATATTGATCATAAAATTTCTAAAGAAATTAATCCTTTATTTATAGAATTTTTATCAATTTATAAAAAAAATAATAAAATTCCAGATAGAGGCTACCAATGGATGAAATCTATTATTTGGAATAATAATGGATTTGAAGATCATATTACACATTTTGAAAATGTAATAAATAAATCTTATAAAAAAATAGATAAAAAAAAAGAAAATAGACCAAGTCCTTCCGATTCAGCTACATTATATGAAGTTGGATTTAAGAAAAAAAGTAATGATGATAATATGTATGAAGTAGTTGTTAATAAAAATAATATTAAAATGTGGAAAAAAATATAATTGATATATATATAATGGAAAATAATATTCAAAATTATTATACAATGATAAAACTTGCACACGTCCTATTTAATGGACCATTACTTATATATATAGGTTTCTCTAAACCTACAAATATTTATATTTACTATCTATTATTATTTATATCAATTTACTTATTTTACATGAGCGTCGATCACATTATTAAACAAAAAGCATATAAATGGATTTACGTACACTTATCTATTATCGCACCTTTATTACTTTATACTTCTTATTTAAGAATCACAGAACAAAAAATTCCTAGATATATATTCTCATTCATTAGAGCATTAGGCTTCGGCGCATTAGGCTTACATTTAGGTGACCTATATAAAGTTTATAATAAATAATTGAATAATAATATTTATAAATATATAAAATATATATATATATTATGACATCTTATAATTTATTTATTTTTAGAAGAGATTTACGCTTATCAGATAATAATGGACTAAATTATGCTATGAATAATTATGAAAATATAATTCCACTATTTATTTTTACTCCTGAACAAGTTTCTGATAAAAATAAATTTAAATCTAATAACGCAATTCAATTTATGATCGAATCACTTAAAGAATTAAATAATGAATGTAAAAATTATAATTCTAAATTATATATATTTAAAGGAGAAAATGAAACAGTTTTAAAGAAATTATTTAAGAAAGTTAAGATTAATAATGTAATTTTCAATATGGATTACACGCCATATGCGGTAAAGCGTGATAAGGAGATAAGTAATTTGTGTGAAAAGAATAGTATTAATTGTGTAATGAAGGAGGATTATTTATTAAAACCGGTTGGTACGATGTTAAAGAGTGATGGATATCCGTATACTGTATATACACCATTTAAGAATAATGGGTTTAAGGAGAAGATAGATAAGCCAAGTAAAGATAGAGTAAAGAATTTAGTAAAAACAAGTAAGTTAAAAAGTGAGGATTACATTAAATATGAGTTGAATGATAATATTTTAGTTAATGGAGGAAGGAAGAATGGTTTAAGTCAGTTATCTAAAATTAAAAATCAGACCAAGTATAATACAAATAGAAATACATTAAGTATAGAGACTTCATTATTATCAGCTTACATAAAATTTGGTTGTATATCAATTAGGGAAGTGTATTGGAAGATAGTTGATAAACTTGGTAAAAGTAATACTTTGTTAGCACAATTATTTTGGAGAGAATTTTACTATTATATAGCATATTATTTTCCACAAGTTTTAAAAGGTAAGAATTATAATGAAAAATATGATGATATTGAATGGACAAAAAATAAAAAGAATTTTGAAAAATGGTGTAATGGCGAAACTGGATATCCTGTAGTTGATGCAGGAATGAGAGAACTAAATGAAACTGGGTATATGCATAACAGAGCTAGATTAATTACATCTAATTTTTTAAATAGAATGTTAGGTATGGATTGGAGATTAGGTGAAAAATACTTTGCAACAATGTTAACGGATTATGATCCATCAGTTAATAATGGAAATTGGCAATGGATAGCATCAACAGGAGTAGATCCCAAACCGTACTTTCAAAGATTATTTAATCCAATTATTCAAAGTGAGAAATTTGACAAAAATGGGGAGTACATAAAAAAATGGATCCCTGAGTTAAATGATGTTCCAGCTAAGGATTTACATAATTGGGAATCTAAATTTAAAAATTATGATGTTAAAAAATTGGGTTATTTTGAACCAATTGTAGAATATAAAAAAGCAAGAGAAGAAAGTGTAAAAATGTATAGAAAAGTTTTATAATCATATATATATGAATAAATTATTAATTTTAGAAAAAGAATATAATAATTATAAAACTATTAACAAAATTATTGATTTATATAATACTGATTTAAAAAATATTAAATATTTTGAAAATGCTATTGAAAGATTTATTTTGGCTAGATGTCAAATTTATGACCCACCTTATGGATTTCACCCTATTGATAAAACTAAAGAAATGTCCATTATTAAAATCTTATTCAAAGAACTTAATAAAAAAAAAGATATGTACAAATTTGATATTAAAAAAATGATTAACGATATACTTAACATTATACAAAATAATTCTAAAATTAATAACTCTATCAAAATATCTCAAACTAAACCTACCATAAATGATAATGTTATCATATACAAAGACTTTATTTATAAACTTAACCAAAAAGAAACTAACCTTTTACAAAAAACTAATTTAACTAACTTCACCATCTGCTTACTCAGATATAAATCTATTCTCTCTAAAGGACAACATTGTGCACTACCTCAAAGTACTTATGATATATTATATAACAAATATAATTTTAAAGTAGAAGGATTCTCCTCCCCATTTAATTCTAAACTTAATAAATATGATGATACATATATTGGATCATTATTTTATGAAATCGACAAATATTTTGGAAGTATAGGTAAATTTAGTTTAGTTAATATTTTAGATGATAAAATAAAAGGTAATTGGATGGTAAATCCGCCATTTATTTCAGAATTATTAACAGAAACAGCCGAGATTATATTAGAGGGATTAGATAAACTAAAGTTTAGTAGGACGTTTATTTTTATGATGCCTTACTGGGATGATAATGATGGGTTAATTAAATTGCGAGAAAGTAAATATCATCATAAGTCAATTATATTACCTAAATTTCAAAGTTATATTGAATGTGATGATAAGAAAATAAGAACACAATCTGATACTATTTTAATAGTAGTTACAAATGATAATACATTTAGTATAGATGATAATTTAATTATTAATTCTGCAAAATATTGAAATAAATATTATATATAAATATGACATCTATTAAACAAGAGGACTTTCCATATAGAAATATAATTTATAAAAATAAAAAAGAAGTAAAAATAGAAAGTATTAAACCATTAAAAAAATTTGATAGAGAACGTAAACCACCAGGTGTATGGTATGGGATAAAACATCATTTGGCTGATTTTATAGATATTTCTAGTTCAAATAAAGTTTATAAAGTAAAAAATTTATTTAAATTAAATTTAAATAAAAATTCGTTTACTGATATTAATAAACCGAATAAAAATAAAATTTTAGTATTAAAAAAAGTTAGTGATTTTGTTAAATTTACAAATAAATATAAAGATAAAACAAACTTCAAGCAAATTAAGTGGTCTGATGTTATGAAAGATTATGGTAGTATTGAAAATCCAAAAATAATTTATAATTTACATAATTGGAAGTTTTCTGATATTAAAAAAGATTATAGTGAAATAGAAGCATGGTATTACGGATGGGATGTTCCATCTGGTGTTATTTGGAACAATAAAGTACCTCATCAAATTACTAAAATAATTTAGTTTTTTTTTTTTATTTATTATATATATATGTATAAATTTAAAATAATTTATCAAGAAGGAGGAAACATTCAAGATTCTAAAACTTTATTTGATAAAATTAAGACTGATCTTGCCAAATTAAAACAATTTGGTAATAAAGAATTTTCAGAGACTAAACAAAAAAAAAAAGATTTAGATACTGTTAGAAAGGAAATAGAAACTTTAAAAAAAAATCAAGAATTAAAAAATAGTCAAATAACTGATTTAGATAACAAAATTAAAGAAAATGAAGTTTTAATATTAAATAAAGAAAATAAAAATATCGATTTAAATCAGCAAATAATAAAATTAAAAAATGATTTAGATCTAAAACTTGATAATACTGAAGAATTTATAAAATTAAATGATCAAAAACTAAAAATAGAAGAACAAATAAAAGATTTAAAAAAAAATTATACTTTAAAAAATGATATAAAAAATAATAAAATAACTGATTTAAATAAAGAAATTGAAAATAATAAAAATTTTTTAGAATTAAAAAAAAAAGAAAATACTACTTTTAATGAAAATATAACAAAATTAAAAGAAGATTTAAATTTAGAAGAATTAAAAAAAAAAGAAGAAAAAATAATTCAAGAACTTAAAAATGAAGAAAATCAAGATAAAATGTATGAAAAAGAAAGACAAGAAATAATGAAACAACTTAAATCTTAATTATTTATGATCTAACCATTCTGATTTCCATTTAATAACATCTATCCATTTTACATAATTATCTGTCTTTAACTTTCCATAACCACTTAAACAAAACATACTTGATATTTTGTGATATCCATTTAATATCAAGTCATGATAAATTCCATCATCAGAAGCTACTGTAACAAAAGTTATATAACCCTTACCATCTTCTTTTTTATATCCCCTTCCTGTTACAATTAAACCCTTAAACTTACCATACTTAATATTACCATCCTTACAAATTGTTTTACTATCCACCTTATGACGATTAGTTAATTTTACCCAATATTCATCATAATACATCCCTGGTATAAAGTCTTCCGTTGTCCAATACCCATAATTTAATAACTGATCTAATCCCCTACTATAAATTTTTTTTTCTTCCTTTTTCGGATACATCACACCATTTTTCATCGTATATGGTTTTTTACCAGGTACTATCTTCAAACCAGACTTTACCGCCTCTCTATAATGAACCCACTTCCTATAACTAGAATTACAATTGTTAATCGTTGAAAACCAAAACTTCCTCTTATTATTTACTTTATTATACGCTAACGCATACACTAACTGTGCATAAGAATACGCATGAGATTTACAAAATGAATAATACTCTAACTGCTCTAATCTAGTTATTATCTCTTTCTTATAACTATCATCCAAATTTTTATTACCTAATAACTTTATAAACTCCCTTTTCTTCATCTTATTATTCTTTGAAAATGCCCTCCTATAATTATCCGCTGTACTATCATTACACTTTAATAACCTTTTTATAAACATTGTCGCATCATCATCAAATATAATATAGTTATTCGTATTATACTTGTACTCATTATAATCTTTCAAAAACTCCGCTTTCTGAAAATTTTTTGATGCAGCAGGTCTTATTAAAGCTAATGCAATCGCTATCTCCTTTATACTCCTAGGTGACATAATTTTAAACACTTTCATCATCGCTCTTGATTCTGAATGAGTTAAACCAATATTATCACCCTTACTAAATAACTCTAACGTTCTCTCATCACTTATATCATACTCTATTATAGGCTTATCACTTATATCACCTAATTGACTTAAACCCCTATTTGATAAAATATCTATTTTAATCATATTTGCATCCTCTACTTGATCCTTGTTTAACCAAATTTGTTTACCTTTAAAATATTTGTCAATATCATATTCCTTCAATAATAAATTGTCCGGAACATTATTTTTGAATATCACTATCCCTCCACAATGTAACGAATAACACCTTAACTTACCTAATAACTCCTTTGCTTTTTTCTTCACATTATTTATTTTTTCATCATCATTAAAAATATCACTTAACTTATAATCTCTAGGTACAAACTTTCTATAACCCTCATTCCTTATCGCCTCCCTTAACGCTGACTTCTCTTTATAAATAATGTGATTTGATATCCTTGCGACCTTGTTCTCCCAATTATTAAAAATTTTTTTATATATCTCATCTCGATTATTTGACGGAAAATCTATATCTATATCAGGTATCGACTCCCTGTCCTTATGCATAAATCTAGATAATGCTATATTCTCCTTGATCGGATCTATATTCGTTATACCCATTAAATAACATAATAAACAAGATCCAGCTGACCCTCTTATTATATGCTGAACTCCTTTTGATAATTGCAAAATTTCATACACTTGATAAAATACCTCTTCAAAATTAAAATCTATTATTAACTCAAATTCTTTTACTAAACGATCCACATACTTCTTGTCATCATATATCTCCCTTGATAATGTCTTTATTAATAAAATAATACTCTCATTATTTATTATATCATTACTATAATAACTATTTATTATTTTTAAATTATTATTAAATAACTCCTTATTATATACAAATTCTTTCTCTTTCGATACTTCATCTGATAAAAATTTATCTTTAAAAATATCTTTTTCCATATTACACTTATTTATATGTTATATTTCTTTAAATAATATTTTATATAAATATATTTAATTTAGAAGAAATATTATATAAAATCTCTAAATCCTTATAAATTATTTCATAATCAAATATATATTTTCCACTACTATCTCTATTAAAAATATCAGGATTTTTATTCAAAATAATTTTTATTAATTCTAGATTTTGCTTTTGAACTGCTATATTTAACAAATTATT